TTTTAAATCAAATAAATTATTATAATGATTAACAAAACTAATATTTCCAGAATATTGATCTACTTTTATATATAAAACTGCACTTAAAAAAGAATTAAAATGATGATGATAATCAGATTCTTGATTAATTTTAGTTTTAGTTAACCAAGATTTTGTTAATTGAAAATCATTTTTATATTTCATAACATTTTGTGTATAAAAATTTATTTCTTTCATAATTATTTTTTTTAAAAATATATATTCTTTTTTATCTAGTATATTATTGTTCATTGAAACTTGTGCATAATTGCTTAAGCTATCTTTAGCGATTCTAAAATTTTCTTTTTTAATTAAAGATAATATTTTATCTGTATTTATATTTGTTTTTTTGACATATACTAATTTACTAAACAAAGGATATAATACAGGTTTAGTTTCGTCCATAATATTATCGTTTAAACCAAGATGGAAGACCTAAATGAGGACGTTTGTCGAACATATTGTCTTTAGCACCCGGTGTTTTACGATTGTTATAATGAAGAAATACTTGTACGCATTCCTTACCTCTAAATTTATTTCGCCAATGCTCTAGCTCACATCCAGAATAGACTAGCATATCTCCTGGTTTAAGATCTACTCGAATGCCTTTATTTGGATTTTTTATAAGTCTTTTAGATTCTTCAACACCATATTCACCAACACCTGGTTTAACACTTGATTTTCCAGTAGGATCTAAATAAATAGGCCAGTCATCGCCAGCAAGATTCATAGTAGTTGATATCTCACAACTAAATCTATCTTTGTGTCTTTTAAGAATGTCTCCTTTTTTATATATTCTTGCATAGGTGTAAGCTGGGTATAATTTAAGACCTGTTGCTTCTTCCATTTTAGGTTGGCATTTTAACATTAAAGTTTCCATAGCAATGTTTCCATATTGAGAATAAGTATTTGGTATCTGTTGATTTTGATCCTCATAAAAACCTAATATATTTTCAAAAGGAGAAAAGTATCTTGTTTGCCTACAGGTATCATATACTTGTTTTTGCATTAAAAAATAATTTGCAACAAAAATAGCCAAGTCTTTTGATATTGCTTGACGGATGACTGTATATTTTTTATCTTTAAACATCTTTTGCCATCCCTTTCGGTACGGCTTGTATATTCCAATGTATAAATCTAAAGGGTTCAATTCCAAAATCTACTGCAAATTCGTGTTCCAAAAACCCTGGAAAGATAATTAATGTACCAGGTGTAGGTTTAAAGTGAATTAATTCTGATCCACCCCACACACCTTTTTGATCTGGTTTCATTTTTAATTTTGTAGCTCTAGCTCCAGTACGTGGTTCATGAAATATTGGGTATGATGTTTTATCACTACATTTTAAAAAGTAAAAACCTGATACATGTTGGTTCCAATGAATATGTGCTGCATGATGACCACCACCTTTTTTAGCAAACTCTTGCACCCACAGTTCAGTGAACATAGTTGTATATAATGACATATCAAAACCTTGATGATCTAGATAGTCCCAAGATTTTTGACCTACGTAATTTCTAAAATCTAAAAAATCATTATCCATTGTGAGTGGTGTTGAGTGATAGGATCTTCCAAAATCACCGTGCTCTTTGATAAAAGATTTTTCTCTTGTTCTTGCATCTTTAATATATTTATTAGATGCTTTGTTTAATGATTTTACAAACTCTGGTTTTTGCTCTGACCAGATAGTTGTGTTAAAATAGTTACTTATATACATTATTTAAAAGGCCTCCCTAAATGCCATACTACAAGACTATATCTTGTACCTGATGTTACTGGTTTGACTCTATGCCATACAAAAGAAGGAAACACAATAATAGAACCTTTCGGTAATATCTCTTTTGCTCTTCTTAAATGTTTAGTTTCATCTCTCATATGTGGATCGTAGTTTCTAAAATCAAATTCTAATTCACCACCTGTGTATTCTGAACCATCTGTTAACTGACAAGTCATAGATAGTTTTCGAATTCTGCCGTGATCAGGTCCTTCTTTTTCATAAGGTTTGTCCCAACTATCATAATGCCAATCATAGTATTGATTATGTTTATATTTTGTAAACTGACACGGTTCAGATCTATCCCATTCAAAGTTCCAACCTGCATTTCTATTTGCTTCGTGAACATATGGGTGTAATTCTTTATATATCCAAGTATCATTAAGCCACACTAAATCAGAGTTTCTTTTTCTTTTTAAATCTTTAACTTCTTCTTTAGATAATTTTCTATCACCAAACCCACCAGTTCTTGCCATTATTTCTTCTTGTTGATTAGCATAAGCTATTACATCATCACAAAACTTTGGTGTAAGAACACCACTAAAATACCAATAATAATTAGATAAATTCATATTATATTAAAACTTAAAACAATTTTTTCTTTCATTCTATTAACTTCTGTGCCATGTATTAGCCAACTAGGAAACATATATAAACTACCTATTTTAGGATAAAACCTAACTCCTTCAGATACATATTCTGAAGAATTATTATGTGATACATTATGTAAAGAATAATAATTTGGATTGTAGAAACAAAGACAAGGTGTTTTATTATCAGCATTTAAATATAAAACTCCTGATAATATAGATAATGGATGACAATGTTTCATAACATTACTTCCTTCTTTTTCTATATTAAACCATGAATTATCAATTTTTTTTCTAATTTTGTAACCTATATTATTAGCATAAATTTCAGATGTTTTTAATAATTTATTTTTTATATTTGTTTGTTTATTCTTTGAAAGAAAACAATCGAGGCTATAAGAAGATAAACCATTAGTTAATAAATTATGTTTTTTAGGTTTATCTTTTTTAATTAATTTAATTAATTTTTTACATTCATCATTTGATAAAAAATTTAAAGATTCTAAAATTGGTGTAGAAAATAATTTAAATATATTCATAAGTTATTGTTTGTACAAAATTTAAACTATCCTTTTGATTATTGGTTAAGTAATACATATTAGTTGATGGAAACATTATAAATCTGTTATCTAAAAGTGGTATATCCCAAGATCTACCTTTTCGTCTGTTATCTTCATAGTGTATTCTAACCATACAGTCTTTAACTTTGACACCATACAATAATGTAAAGTCTGGTGAGTTTCGTAAATCTACTGGATCAATATTTAATAAAGGAGTAGTTGTTTCCGTAGGTTTATAGATATTTCCCCACGTTTCTTTGTTAATTAAACTAAAATTATATTCAAGATTAACGTGATCTCGCATATATGTGTTTAACATATCCCAAGTTCGTGAGAACGGAAAATCTTTGTTTTGAATTACTGATTGTAAAATATCGCCTGATAATTTATCTCGGTCAATGTCCCAATCTTTAGGCATTGCCACATCACCGTAATACAAAGCTTGCTCTGTTAATACTTTCTTTTGCATACCACCACCAAATATAAATTATGCTAGATCGTCTGTCAAGTCCCAAGTTGTATTAGCTTCATTCCAAACGTAAGACCATCTATGAGTAGATGCTTCGTTTTGTGAAGTTTGTTCTTCTGTTAATGCTGGAGCATCACCTATTGGTGATTTCCAAGAAGCTGATTCCATATGTTTTACCCAAGATGCATATGGTTTTTTAGGCCAGAAGATTTGATTATCTTCATCCCAAGTATAACCGATACCTGCGTAGTTTCCTCTCAATGCTTTTGATTGATCTGCAGATTCTGTTCTTGTTTGGGTTCCATCTTCATTAGTTGTTACTGTATAATGTTTACCGCCAGCTGTATTATATGAAGTTTGAATCCACATTTGTGCAGGCCAATTATTGTGTTGTTCTAAATATTGTTGACCTACTGACTCATCTTCAACACCATCAGTGTTAAGCATATCTTTGTTATCAAGTGTTAACACTTGAAGAACTTTTCCGTTATCTCCTAATTTTGCAAAATGTGCCATAATGTTTTTCTTTATATATTAATTTTAAATTTTAGTAAACACACAAATATTATTGATATTTATATCTAATAATTACAATTCCGCTACCACCTAATGCATTACCACCACCTCCACCGCCGGTGTTTGCTGTTCCTGCCACTCCAGGAGCGCCACCACCACCTGGACCACCTGGTGCTGGAGCAGCATTATTGTCACCACCTCCACCACCTGCTCTAGCTGTTGGAGTTCCATTAATTGAAGAAGCTGCGCCACCGCCGCCTGCACCCGTTGCAGGAGAACCAGTTCCTGCACTACCAGCACCAGTTGCGCCACCACCACCGCCTCCGCCGAATCCAGGGCCTGCAAAATTTCCAGGACCACCGTTAGTTCCTTGAACTGGATTAACAGGGGGTTGATTTCCTGTTCCACCAGGACCTCCTGCATTTGATCCGCCTCCTCCAGAACCACCGGGATTACCAGCATTACCTGGAGGTGGTTGACCAACACCGTAACCACCACCTGCTGATGTTATACTTGAAAAACTTGAAAGTCCACCATTTGCGAGATCAGCACCACCACCTCCTACAGTAATAGGAAAAGCTGTTGCTGTAACTGTTATGGCTGGAACACACGCACCTCTAGGAGATACTGGGTAACATCCTGTTGCAGTTCCTGAAGATTCTCTATAGCCTCCAGCTCCACCACCTCCGGAATTGGGAGCAGAAGCTTGACCAGACCCACCACCTGCTACTACTAAATAATCTACATCGTTTCTAGAAGCACATTCATCTGATACTTGTGATACACAAAAAGTTCCTGGTCCAGTAAACGTATGGATTCTGTAATCACCATCTTCAGTGATTGTACCACCTGTTGCAACAATGTACCCAGGAGCAACAGCCGCTGTTTGACCAAATCCTTTTCCAGATCCTGCTCCTCTTGTACCTATTAATGGCATAGTCTTTCTCCTCCTAATTTATTACGCAAACTGTGTTAGAGAAGCTAACGCTGTAAACGTAGCTGATCCAGTTTTAATAATTGTATAAGTATAAACGTCTAATGAGTTAATGTTTCCTGCAGTTGGTGCAGCTCCACCTTGCCATTCTGGTGTAATACTTGATCCATCAACTTGAACAGCTGAGTTGTAATAAGCAGTTCCACCTTGTTTAACAATGTGAGCTACAGTAATAGATTCTCCAGTATCCATAATTGAATCTAAAGAGTTTGATCCATCACCTCTAATATTTAATGTCCAGTTTCCTGAAGCATCTGTTGTGAAGTTCCATACAGCTTGTGTAAGAACATCATAGTTAACTGTTCCTGTAGCAGCTGTTGCTTCAGTTGTAACTTTTTCTGCAACACTTTGAATTTTACCTTGACCATTAAAAGTTGCTCTACCAACTCCTTTTGGTGTAAGATTTAAATCAATGTTAGTGTCACCACCAGTCGCAGATATTTCAGGTGCATTACCTGTAGCTGCGTTAGCCACTGTGAATTCATTAACTGCAGATCCAGTTGTTGTAAAAGTAACTTGCTCATTTCCATTTTCATCAATAAGACCTGTTGCATTATCAATAGCAATGTTATTACCATTTGCATCTAAGTTAGCTGAAAGTTGTGGTGAGTAGTCAGAGGATAAATCTGTAAATGCTGTATCAACAACATTAGTTCCATCTGAGTAAATCATTTTAGTGCCTTTGTCAGCAGCCGCCCAAGTTACTCCAGTTCCTGAAGTAGTTTTGAATGTGACTGTGTGAGCACCACTAGTAGCATTTTCTACTACGAAAGTTTTTTCGATAGAATCAGGGATAACAACGTTAACTGCTCCTCCAATTGTACCTGTTAATTTCAATACTTGGTTTTTACCATTTGATAAAGCACCATTTGAAAAAGTTAAAGTTGCTCCTGATGTAATACCAACAGATTGAAATCCACCAATTGCTTGTTCTAGAATTAATAAGTTTGTATTTGTAATTTGTCCCCAAGTTCCTGAGTTTTCTCCAGTTGCTTGTACTGTAAGTTTTAAACTAGCTGATGTAGAGTTTGCCATAATATTTTTTCTCCAATGTTCTTAATTTATTAAAATTTTATTCAAGTGTCAAACACTTATTTATGCAGCGTTAGTATCAACCGGTTTCCATCCTGGAGGGTCAATTGGTGCTGTACCTGGATCTACTCCGTTCCAAATCAGTACATTTGTAGCTGTTCCTAAGCCCATTGTCAACAAGTTTCCTGAAGGAATTACTTTACCTGTACCTGTTGCAGTTAATGTTCCAACGTTAGTAAATAAGTTAGTTAGACCTGTAATAGTAGGTATAGTATTTGCGTCTAATACTGCTGTCCCTAAATTAGCTGATAAACTAAATGTAAAATCTGGAACCGCTAAGAATGTTCCGTTACCCCATTTAGACTCACTCCAAGTACCATCACTCCAGCCCATAGCTGTTAAAATTCTAACTGAGGCATCTCCAATAATATCAAAATTACTTATTGGCGATAAATTCATAGCCATTGCTTGACCAGTAGCTTCTGCATCTGGTGCAGGATCAGCACCACTAAAGTTTTCTTGCATAGCCATTACAAGAGTGTTTACTTGTTGATTTCCATATACTCCAAATCCCCAAGAAGATTTAAGACCCCATGTTGAAGCTGATTGAGCAGATATTTCTGCGATAGTAATATTGTCTCCAATTGCTGTACCTAAAGCAATTGTCATTGGTAAACTTCCAGTATTTATAACTTCAGGGTCATATGACAATGTCATTGTCATTGGAAGACCTGTAGGCTCTGCAACAAAAGAAGCAAACGCTTCAACAGTCGCTGGAGCAGTGATAGTTAAAGGATTACCTGTAGGAGTAACATTTGAATCTCCATCAAATGATAGACCTGCACTACCTTCGAATGCAGTCATAGTTTGACCAGTTACAGCAACTACTTGAATTGATGCACCCCAGCCTTCAACTCCCCATCCGTCTGAGCCCCATCCTGTATTAATTTCATTATCAATTACTACGTCATTCAATGACATAGTCATTGGGAAATTATTTGCAAAAGCTTGTCCTCTTATACCCCAAGCATTAATATTCCATCCTAGTCGTCCCCAACCAGCATTTATTTCTGTATCAATTAAAACATTATTGTCCAAAGACATGGACATAGAATTACTAGCAGGAATTACTGTACCATATCCATTCCACACACTTGTTCCCCAAGTGAGTCTTCCCCAACCTGTACTTGATGATTGTTCTACTTGTCCAAGATTTGCAGATAAACCAAAACCAGTTACTAATTGATTTCCTGTATTAACTGATCCCCATTCACCAACGTTCCAAGTGTTTGCTCCCCAACCTAAACCTGGGTAACCTGCTACACTTCCTAAAGTAAAAGACGCACCTATCCCAGTTACAGAAATATTATTTACATCTGTATTCCAAGAATTGTCGCCCCACGATGCTTGACCCCAAGTGGTTGCCATAGGAGATTACCTCCTAAGATTAACCAGAGATCCTTAGAATCGCTGCAGTTGATGTTGGCGCTGGAAACTGAATTGTGAAAGTTCCTGATGTAGCTGTTTTATCTGCTCCAAAATCTAGAACACAAACTGATGCATTAGTTGTATCAGAAGATGTGTTGTAAATTAAAGCACCTCTAGCAGTTAACGTCACTCCAGTAAAAGATCTGTCTGCAAAGTCTGTTCTTGCTACACCAGCAGTCATAGAAGTTCCTGAGTTAACAAGAAGACCACCGCCAGAAGCGTATTGACCACTCGCTGCTACTTCACCAGTTGCAGTGAAAGCAGTAGTTGCAGAGTTTAGAGTTGCTGTTGAAGAGTAAAGAGCTAATTTAAACTTATCACCACCAGTTTGTTTGAAATTCATGTCAGCTTCTAAAAGCTGTTTTTTAAATGAATTACAAATTGCTTGTGTTATTG